ACGGACTTTGTCCTTAGTGATTTTCGTGGGTTCATCCTTCATGCACGCCTTGAATATAGGATAAGCTCTCTCTCCTTGGAGATAAAGCTCTTCCAATTCCTTGGCATGCGTCCAAAAACGTTCATCCAGTCGGCACGGAAATTGATGGGAAGTGTGTTCCTGAGGATCAAGTTCTTCAAGGAAATTCTTCTTCGGTCCGGACAAAGGAAAGCCTACAGAGGTACCTGCAGGCATTTTGTCAATAAAACGGACTCCATCTTGGCCACAAACCGTGTCCATCTCGCTCAGGGGAGTAACCTTTCGTCGTAACGAAGGAAACCTGTCCAATTGCTCAATCATATGATCGCGATAATCATTGACAGCAAGAACAAGTAAACTACCCTCCACTCCACACGATGGTCGTGTAGAGTATTGCAGAGATGCTTGCCAAGGCCAGCCTTTGCGGAATTTGGGTCCCGCCCACTGCTGTGGTATGCCACACACATCTTTGACATGGTCAGAAATGATAGTAGTACGCACAGTTGAATGATATGTAGCCCGTCCCGTGACTTGTCCGTAGAACTTGCAATTAGAGCCCAAAGGCAAATAATTGACAGGACTCTTCGGGTGAACAGTGTCACCCTGATAGAACTGCACATCATACATTTCAGTTGGCAAAGTACCGGAACTCTTGGAAACTATAAGACCTGGCAATTGACGAAGTTCGTCATAAGCCTGATCAAATTGCTTCCTGGTGAGTAATCCAGCACATCCCCTTCTTCCGTTTGACGCACTTCCACCTAAGTGGAAAGCTCCAATTGTGGGCCCTTTGGTCTCAGTGATGATAGGAGACATGCACAGTCCATTAAAATGGTCCCATTCCAGGTCGTATTCACAACCTAGAAACTGTGCATCCCGATGACCTGTCATAAGGACTCGGGTGGCAAAGCGAGAAACTCGCTTTCCACCCTCACTGTCCTTGTAGACTAGTCTCGCGGGTACTTGACCATATGCCGCAAGCGGCAGATAGTCAGTCAGATCCTTCCAATCACCTCCATTAGGAATCCACACCAAAGACAAATCGGTGCCTGGTATGTGCACACTGTGCTTCTGATACAAATAGCACTCAAAATTTCCTCCAATGAATTGGGGGTTATGTCGAGTGAATGTTGCCTTCAGATCAGTATGCACCCAAGAGTGCTGTGGAATGATAGCTATATTAGACCTGGGAAAGAATGCATCGCAATGATGTTTCTTGCCTGTCTTCAAGTTCTCAATTTCCATGTAGCACAAATTGGCAAAGGCACGTTCCTCCAGTTGATCTGGAGTGATCGTCTTCGACTTGTCGGAGCACGGCATAGCTGAGATACGGACTGAGGCCCAAGGGTTCACTTCCGT